GCCAGCGCCTATTGCTAGTTTGACTACGTCAAGTATCATGCGATTATTTGAAATTTCCTATTAGTAGAACTACGATCACAAATGCAACAGCACAAACTATATACTTGTGCTCTGTCCACATGTGGTTCCATTTTGCTTTTATTGATTCGATCATTTTCGTCTCCTCTTCTTATTTACACCTGCTTCACTTAAAGCGATAGCGACGGCTTGTTTCCTATTCTTTACTTTTTTCTTACTTTGTCCAATGTTTAATTTACCTTTTTTAAACTCACGCATTACCTTGCTGATTTTCTTTTCTTTTTTCATAAAAAACCTAAATACGCTCTAATGTAATCATCGTTGTAACCCTGTGATTGTAGTCTGTCATATACTCTTAATTGTTGTTCATCGAGTGTGTTCTTGTAGCTCTCTTTGCTTTGTGCATCCATTTGCGCTTGTAGTTCTGCTCTTTCTTCTGCTGACATTTCTCGTCCTCTTCTATTAGCTTGTGTTTCTGCTTGGTTTGACATACCAGTTGCTACTTGTGCCATCTGTTCTGGTGTTAATTGACCTTGATAGTTTGCAATAGCGTTTATGTAATTAGAAGGTGCGTTTGTTAAGTTTGCAATATCTCCAAGTCCAGGATCGTAAGTGCCGTCTTTATTTAATTTATATGGGCCTTTACCAAAAACTAAAGACGCAAATAGTCCTAAAGGCATTCCTAACGGATTCATTCCCATCATAGTCGTAGCAGGATTTCCAAAAATAGTACCACCTACCTTCTGTGCTAAACTTGTAATACCCTCCTGTGTTGGCATTGTTGGGTCATAATTAGCAATTGCACCAGGTATGCCAGTAAAATAATCTCTTATACCGGTAAAAGCATCTGCAATATTTTGACCTGTAACATTACCTTGATCATATAAATTACCGTAGTTTGCATCTACAAAAGAACCAAAATCACCACCGAAAATTCCTTTAGGGTCTACTTGATTTAATATTCTTTGTTTCTGATCAGGTCTAAGACCACCATAAACCCTGTTCACATAGTCCATTTGTGGGTTGTATTTGAACGTAAGATCAGGGTTAAACATAGCCTCAATAATACTATTGGTATGTTTACTAGGGTCGTAATCTTGACTTGTGCTTGAAAAATCTTCTTCGAAATTTTGAGTGCCTAGATAATTGGTTTGAGTAGGTCGATAAGAAAAATCATCTAAAGCGCTTTCGCTGCCTCCACCGCCTCCTGTTATATTTGTATTGCCGGTGTTGTACCCACTACCTTGTCCTCCTTTATTACCACCGGTATTTCTATCCTTACCTGGATCATCTCTATCCGAGCCAAAACCTTTATCTCCACCATAATCAGGCATTATTTATCCTCTATTACTGTTGCTTTCATCTGTTTTATGCCGTCTTTTGCAAGTGAAACAGACGCTCTAAGCTTAGCATGTTCGTCATCTTGCTGTAATTTAGCATCAAATTCTTGACCTCCTCTGATCAATTTTAACGTGTCCATATTGGCTTTTTCTTCGCTTTCTTTCTCTTTTCTTTGCTGATCTTGGGCTCTTAACTGCACTTCATCGGCTTTTAACTTCAATAATGGGTCATTATCGAGTTGATTTAGCACTTTTTTCTCTTCTTCTAGGTAATCAGTAGTCAATTGTGCAATTAATTGGGACTTTCTAGCCTCAATTTTGTCAGTTTCTTGCTTAATTTGCTGTTGAACTTGCATAACTTGTGGATTTTGCGGGTTCATGCCGCCCATTTGTTGCATATTTTGAGTTAATTGCTGAATTTGTGCAATTTCTTCAGTAAATTCTAGCTGAACTTGCTCTTGAGCCATCAATGCAATGTGCTCCATACAGTTTTTTGACAGTAATGCAAGTGCTTGAGGGTTGTTTCTAGCCATAAATGTACCCATGAATGTCAAATGTGCGTCCATGTGTGCTTGATGGTCTTGTCCTGGGAACGCTTTGAATGGTTTTCCAGACATCGCCATAATATTTTCCATAGCAGGGTCCATAGGAGCAGGTTTTTGTGGTGGTGGTAGTATAATATTTACGTTTTTTATACCAAGTGCTTCATACATACCTCTGTACGCTTCATACAAGTTGTGCATTTTTGGATTTGACATTGCTAATTGCAATGCACTTTGTGCAACTGTAATTCTTTGTGTTTGTGAAAAGATGTTTGGATCTGCTACAGGAATAATATCTATTCTTTCGTTAAAATCTGCTTGTTTGATTTCTTTTCTAGCACCGATAATATCGTATGGATAAACAGGTGGTAAGAAAGTTGCAAACGCATCCGATAACAACATAAACTCACATTTCATAGATGCATATAATCTTTTGTGAATTGCGGACATAACTCTAGAACCTCGTTCTAGTAATGCAACTGTTGTACCAACAGCTGCACTTTGGTTTCCGTCACCGACCTGCATATCTGCTATGCTCGCAAAACGTTGCCCAGATTGAACTACAAAATCCATGAGCTGTAGCAACGTTGCGTTAGGGCCTTTGAACGGTAAAGGCATGAATGCGTCGCTTAAGTTTCCACCAGGAGCATCGACATCTCTGAACTCACCCGGCTGCAACGGTTGAGCTTCATCACGTACTCTAATGCCTCGCATTTTGAATCCGGCCGGTAAATTTGACAAGGTGCCAGCGTCTAGTAATTGTCTTAGTGCTGCAGTTGCAGTTCTAGACAATCCGCCGATCATGTGGATTAGGCCGAACCCGTAGAAGCCAAGTCCTGGTAGGAACTTAAAGTGAACAAAGTATTCTTTTCTTTTTTTGTTTGGATCTTGCATGTCATAGTTTCTTCTAATAGCTAAAACTTGTCCTGATCCTTCATCAATAGAAACTATGTAAGGAATTTTTAAACCTGTAGGTTCTTGCGCTTCATCTAACTCTTCAAAACCAGGAAGGTCTAAGTGTGTGTGGAATTCTAGTACACTATAAATTTCATCTTCGTCAGGATCAACTCCACCTAACTCATCTTTTTTACCAGTCACATCATCTGCGTTTGTGTCTTCTTCGACAGGTACATCTGCATAAAAACCAGAAAGTTGTTGTTTCAATAAATCATTGCCTGTCATTTTTATTTTGTGAATAATTGTTTCTGTGTCGTCTAAACTAGTTGCAGTGTACGGAACATATAAATCTTCTGCAGGTACAAACTTAGAAACACAACGACCTAGTAGTGAGTCGTAATAAACTTTTTTAAATGTAGAACCTGATAGTGGTAAATTAAATAACATTTGATCAAACTCTGGCTCGTACTCTTTCATCTCAACCATAATTTGATAGTTCATAAAATCTCTTACACGATCAGCTTGTTGTTCTCTGTCAGGTGTAACAGGTCCGACTATCTGTGCTCTTACCGGTCCATCTGCAGGTAATAATTCCTTGTAAGCCAACGCTTGAAATTGTGTAACTGCTTCTGCAAGCACAGGGTGTGTTGCACCACTTGCACCTCTAAAAGGTTCTGCTCTGTCTTCGTATTTAAAACCAAGAAGGTCCATACCTTTTGTGTATGTGTTTTCCCAGTCTTGTCTTGATGCTTTACAATCTTCGTAAACTTTTAGTAAATCATTACTAACTCCTTGAACGTCATCTTCATTCATTAAATTTACTAAGTTTTCATTATGGCCTTGTGGTCCTAATGTTGCATTTAATGCCTGTGGATCAAAATCAATTGTTGCACCACCATCTTCGTCTGGAATAACTTCTATTGGAGGTTTAGTGTTTGCTTGTTGTTGCAGCATTTCTGTTGCAGCTTGCGCACCTGCTTGTGGTCCTTTTATTTGGAAGGAACGTCTTGGTCTTGGAACGTTCAATGTTTTCTTATCAATTACCATAATGTACTCTCTCCTTAAATTTAGAAGCTATACCGCCGTGAGCCATTCCAACTCTACCACCGTTAGCCATATCGTCTATTATATTTGGGTCTGTTTGTTTATTTATAAACTCTTCTACAGCTTGTTTTACTGTTTTCTCGTCTGTTTTTCTACCGCCCGTTGCAAATTTTTCCCAGTTGCTAACATCTCCTTTTAAATCATCAAAGCCAACACCTGTATTTTCAAAATCTTGGTACTCTCCTTTTGAAAATTCACCTGCTTCAAATTGTGGTTTTTCTGTCACCACTCCTCTTTCTATTTTTCCTGTAATAGGATTTTTCTTAGTCATGATTTTATTTTCACCTGGGATATATTCCATAGAAACTTGTTGGTAATCGTTACCTCTACCAGTTACTGTAATTTTACCTGAAACCATATCTTCATACACAGTATAGCCATCAAGTTCGTAAATTTTTTCTGTATCACCACCAGAAGTAAACGCTGCATAATCTGGGTCTCTTTTAACCTTACCTTTGCTTCTAATTCTGTTTACAAGTAATGGAAACCAATCAGGCATTCCTGCGACTGGTTCAACTGCTTTAGTAACCACTGGTGCAGCTTCTTTAGCAGCTCTTCCAAATGGAAACATTAAACTTGCAAGTCCTGCGCCCGCAAGTTGTAAAAATCCACGTCTAGTTGTTTTTGGTCCGCCACCACCTTCTGCAAATCCTATACGACCACCCTCTGCTCTACCACCTGGAAACATGTTAGAGCTCATT